CAACAATAGAATGCAATAAAAGTATATTAGATTTTGATAGTGATGATATGATTAAGTTACTGAATAAAATTAAAAAACAAGAAAGGCTATTAGAAAAAAATAAATGATTTGAATTTATGAAAGGACAAAAAAATGAATAACATAAATATTTTTGATATACTATATGATAATTTCAAAATAACAAAACCAATTAGATTAATAGAATTATTTGCGGGCATAGGCTCACAAGCAAAAGCATTAGAAAGATTAAATGTTGATTTTGAGCATTATAAAGTTTGCGAATATGATAAATACGCTATACAAAGTTATAACGCTATTCATGGTACTAATTTTAAAACTAGCGATATAACAAAAATACACGCTAAAGATTTAAATATTATTCAAACATATATATATATATATATTGACATACTCTTTTCCTTGTCAAGACTTGTCAAATGCAGGGAATAAAAAAGGAATGTCAAAGGGCAAAAATACACGTAGTGGATTATTATGGGAAGTCGAAAGAATATTAGATGAGTGTGAAGAATTGCCACAAATACTTTTAATGGAAAATGTACCAGAAATAATTGGAAATAAGAATATAAATGATTTTAAATTATGGATAAAAAAATTAGAAAGTTTAGGGTATTCAAATTACATAAATATTTTAAATGCTAAAGATTATGGAATACCTCAAAATAGAAAAAGGTGCTTTATGGTAAGCGTTTTAGGTGAATATAATTATACATTCCCAAAAGGATTTGACTTAGATAAAAATTTATATGATTTATTAGATGAAAAAGTAGATGATAAATACTTTTTATCAGAAAAAATGGTTGACACATTCACTAAATATAAAAGTAAAACATATAATCGAAAATACAAATTTAATAGGAATTTTATTCACACAAAAAAATTGGCATTTACATTGAATACATGTTGCAATGGTAGAGATACCGATAATTATTTGTATGATAAAATGAAAAATGGTGAAATAAATATTAGATGTCTGACACCTTTAGAGTGTTTTAGATTAATGGGTTTTGAAGATGAAGATTATCAAAAATGCAAAAATATTGGTATGAGTGATAGACAATTATATAAGCAAGCAGGCAATAGCATTGTTATTAATGTATTATATTATCTTTTTAAACAATTTTTTTAAGTTTACAATTTAACAATAAAATGTTAAAATAGAGTATATGAAAGGAAGGAATTAAACGAAAATGGAAGAAGAAAAAATACTTGTAATTGACAAAATAAGAATTGAAAATTTTATGTCAATTGCAAAAAAAGAAATTGAGTTTAGCAAGAACTTTAATGAATTTGTAGGATTTAATGGAGTTGGTAAAACAACTGTATTAAGTGCGATTAACTGGTGCTTATTTGGTAAAGATTATTATGATAAAAGCCAGTTTGATATTTTCCCAATCATTGAGGGAAAAGTAAGGAAAGAATTAAAACCACATATTGAAGTTGATGTTATTTTTGGTAGTGAAAAATATACTATTACACGTTCAATTGTTGGAGATAAGGATTTAACGCAACTTGAAGTCAATGGATTAAAAGTTAAGAAAAATAGCGAATACCCTACTTTCTTAAAGGAGAAATTAAACATCAATGATGAAGAATTTAAAATGTTATCCAATATCAATTACGCAATCAATCTACCACAAAATGATTTAAGAAATTTGATTGTAAATTTGATTGGTGATATTAGCGATGTAGAAATGTTTACACATGAAGAAATTGAAAACAAATATAGTTCAATTAAAAATAAAGTAATTGAAGTGGGAACAGAGGAATTAAAGCAAAATATCACTACAAGCAAAAAAAATAGGAATACTGAATTGCTAAAAACGATTGGGGCGATTGAGCAAGAGGAGTCAAATATCCAAAAATTTAATTTTGATGATAAGTACATTGAAAACATCAAAAAAAGACGTGATGAATTGTTTGAAATTAATGACAACTATTCTAAAAAAGTTGATATCGAAAACAAAAAAAGAAGTGATATCAATAATTTAAAATTAGAAATATCAAAGAAAGAAAATGAATGTCAAAGATTAAAAAATGAATTTGATGCGAAAAATAGAGATGGAGTAGCAATCAAAGAAAAAATCAATAGAATAACAAATATTGATAACATGAGAAACAATGACATTCATAAAATTGAACTTGAAATTCAAAACATAGATTTTGAAATTGAAAGTACCGATAATCATATTAACAATCTAAAAACTCAAAAGCAAAATATTGTTAATGAGTTTAATTCTTTAAAAGGATTAGAAATTGTTGTTGAAAATACTGTCTGTGAAAGTTGTGGGCAAGAATTACCAAAAGAAAAAATCAATGAAATTCTTGAATTTAAGAAAAAATCACATGACAATAAACTTCAATCATTAAAAGATGAAAACGACAAATACAAAGAAATGATTGAAAACGAAGAAAAGCATATTGTTTATATAAAAAGTGAAAAAGAAAGAAAAATGGCAAAAATAAAAGAACTTGAAACAAAAGATTACTCACAAGAAATTATGAGCAATCAAGAAGTCAATAGTTTGAATATTGAAATACAAAACAAAAGAAATGAATGTATTGAAATTAAAGGCAAGATACAAGAAATTTCAAAAAGCATTGTATTATTAAAACAACAATTAGAAAGATTGCCACTACCTTTAGATGTTCCGTCAATAAACAATATTAAGTTAGAATTAGAAAATATCAATAAGAATCTAGCAAATTATGAAGTATTGAATGAGCATAAAGGCAATCTTGAAAAATTGAAAGAAAAGAAAGAAAAACTAGATAAAGATATAATCTTATTAAATCACATGGAAATGCTTTTAAAGGATTATAAAACAACTAAAAGTGAAATGATGACAAAGAAATTAGAAAGCAAATTTAAACTTATTTCATTCAAAACAAAAGAAATTAATAAGAGTGGGAATATTATAGATTGCTTTAAAGTTACAATGAATGGAAAAGACTTTGTTTCGTTATCTGGTGGCGAAAAAATGAGAGCAAGTATTGATATGGTATGTGGTATTCAAGAGTTAAAGCAAAAGAAAATACCATTATTAATAGATTGTATGGGTGAATTAGATGAGTTCCCAGAATTTGTAAATACGCAAGTTATCTCATGTAGAGCAATGCAAAAAATCAAAGAAACACACCCTAAATACAACGAATATATGACAACTTATAATAAGTTGCAAATGATAAAAAGATAAAAAGATAAAAAGGAGATATATAAATGGCTGAAATTAAAAAGAATGAAGTTGTATACACACAAGAAGAATTATCTAAGCATAGCCTTGTTTTACCTAAAAATATAGGCGACCAAGTGTACAATACCTTAAGTTTACAACAACAAAATAACAGATTGTCATTTCCTAAAAATTATGATTTAGGGAACGCTTTAACAAGTGCTTATTTAATTATTGCACAAGATAACAAATTAAAATGTTGCGATAATCAAAGTATTGTACAATCTATGATTGATATGGCAACAATGGGATTGAACCCAAGCAAAAAACAATGTTATTTTATTCCAATGGGAAATAAATGTACATTAATGACTAGTTATTTCGGAAAACAAACAGCATTAAAAAGAATTAAAGGTATCAAAGATATTAGAAGTGATGTTATCTATGAGGGTACAGAATATGAATTGTTTGTTGATGAATATGGCAATGATGATATTAAAATAATTAAGCCTTGTCCTTTGAAAGATAGAAAACAAGATAAAATTGAGGGTGCTTGGGCAAGAATTATCATGGATAAAGATGTATGGGGAGTTGATAGTTATGTTTCAATTATGACAATTGAAGATATCAAAAACGCTCATAAATTAGGCAGTGCAAGAGGTGGCTCAAAGGCTCATCAAGACTTCTTGAATGAAATGGCTAAAAAGAGTGCTATCAATAGATGTGTGAAAAACTTTATTAACACAAAAGCAGATGAAGATTTAATTATTGAAAGTTTCAATAATGTTGTGAACAACGAATATAAAGAAGAAAAACAACAAGAAGAATATTATGTACAAAAAGATGTAAATACTAATGATATTTTCAATCAAGAAGTAGTTGAAGAAGAAAAAGAAAGCAAAGTAAAAGAAGAAACTCAAAATATCAAACAAGATGATAATGTTATTGATGTTGAAATAGAAAAAGAAACATTATTTGATGATGACATTCAATTTTAAATAATGATGAGGTTAAAAAATGGAAACAAATACATTTGATTATGAAAAAAACAAAAAAAGATATATTGATATATGTAAAAGTAATATTCATAGAGATGGAATTGAAAAACTTTTGGATTGGCTAGATAGGAGCGATTTTTATAACGCTCCTGCTAGTTCCAGATATCATTTAGCATGTAAAGGTGGATTATGTCAACACTCTTTAAACGTTTATAAACGCTTATTTAAGGAGTTTTGTAATGAATGTGATATAAATAACATAGATGATGAAAAAGTGCTTGAAACAGTGACTATTGTGTCTTTATTCCACGATTTATGCAAAGTAAACTTTTATAAAGAAGATGTTAGAAATGTAAAAGAAAATGGAGTATGGGTGCAAAAACCATATTATACAATTGATGAAAAAATCTCGTTAGGTCATGGAGAAAAAAGCGTTATTATATTGCAACAATTCATGAAATTGACAATGGAAGAAATAGTATCAATTAATAGTCATATGGGATTTAGTGATAATCGTGTTAAGGGTGGCGATTATTCAATTATCAATGTGTGGGATAAATATAAACTTGCATTATTATTACACGTTGCAGATTTAAAAGCAACTAAAATAGATGAAGTTAATATGTAATAGGTAAAATAAATATGATTAAAAAATATATTAGCAAAAATGAAGATGGTATAGAAGTTTGTAAAAGATATGAAATTTTTTGTGATACTTGCAAAATGCGTTTGAAAGCAGATGGAGATAAGGTTATCAAGTTTAAGAAATATCCAGTTAAATATTTCAATGTAAAAATTGAATATGCAAATGGAAAAACAGATAATCTAGTGTTATGTCATACATGCTTTAACAACTTTATTGATGATTTTATACATGAATGTAAAAAAGGCGATAAGTTGAATATTGTTTATAGTGATAATGCTCAACTTTATCTATGTGGAAATATAGAATATGATTATACAACAGATTAGAGCATTTCATAATCACACAAAATATCGTATATCTTGCACTAATAAAAAAGATTTAGGCACACCAAAAGTTACAGTAAAAATAACAAAAGATGGTAAAATACTTAAAATATTTAAAAATGGCAAAAAATGTTATATACCAATTCAAGATATGATAACTTATTATACAATAGTAGATAAAATACCATATTTTAATTGTGGTTACAATAAAACTATAAATGAATATACTATAAAACATAAAATTGCGATAAGATTGAATGAAACTAGCATTAGATTATTATACAAAGAATTAGGGTATGCAACAAATATAAATCTTTGCTTTTATCCAGATATCAAAAACACAAATATTATTAAAATCGAACCACATATTATTGGAATTGAACAGAATATAGATTTGCTAAATGCAATTATTAATAACACAAATGGATATGAAAAAGCATTTTGTTATATAGGTATTAAAGATGATTTTGTTTACTTCATTCAATATTAATAAAAAAAGAAATTAGGTGAAATTATATGGATATATTAAAAAAGGACGTTGTTAAATGGGACAGTGACAAACAAGAATATGAAGATTATACACTTCCAGAGGGTTCATCTTTATATGAAACAGATATGAATAAAATAGTGTCTTGTGCTTGTTGTGGAAAGAAATTAAAATTTGGAAATTGTTATACTTCACGTACAATTTATAATACATATGGATTGGGATATGCTATATGTAAAAATTGTCATAGAAAAGAGGTATAATAATGAAACACATTGTTAGTTTAAGTGGTGGAATAGGTAGTTATTTCACTCTAAAAAGAGTATTAGAAAAGCAACCCAAAGAAGATGTAATAGCCGTATTTTGTGATACACTTGCTGAGGACGGCGATTTATATAGATTTTTAAACGATATAGAAAATAAATTAGATATTAAAATATTAAAATTGTGTTATGGTAAATCACCTATAGAGTTAGCATATGAACAAAACTTTGTATATAATTCAAGAGTCGCAAATTGTTCAAAAATATTAAAATCAAGATTATTTAAAAAATGGCTAAAAGAAAATTTCAAACAAAATGAATGTATATTGTATTTAGATATAGATTTTACAGAAAGTCATAGATGTAATGCAATAATTAAGAATTATAAACCATATAAAGTTGAATTTCCTATGTTAGAAAAACCATATATATATAAAAGTGAAATGATAGATATGTTATCAAATGATAATATAGAAATACCAAGATTATACAAGTTAGGATTTTCACATAATAATTGTAAAGGATTTTGTTTTAAAGCAGGAATAGGGCATTTTAAAAAACTATACGAAAAAGATAAAAATTTCTATCTTGAATGTGAAAATAGAGAACAAGTATTAATCAATAAAATTGGTAAAGAAGTTGCAATATTAAAAAGGAAAGGTAAACCATTTACTTTAAAACAATTAAGAGAACTAATTGAAAATGAGCCTACACAACTATCTTTATTTGAATGCAACGATATAGGTGGTTGTGGTTGCTTTGTTGAGGAGGATAACGATGATGAATAAAAAAACATTAGAAATGCTTGAAAATGTTTTAAATAACACAAATGAACTTAATAATAAAGTATATGAAATAATTAAGAAAAACAATGAATTAATACAACAATTAGAAGAATATCATGATATAAATGAGTTAAGCATAAGAGCAATAAATAGAGAAATAGCACAATTAGAACAAAAAACTAATATAATAATAATTGTTACTACTGTATTTATTGTAACATTTTTTATAGGTGTAATTGCTTGTACAATTTTTTCGTGATAATAAAATGGAAAAATGATGAATGTTGCTAAAATAATTAAAATAACTCTATTTTTTGTTAATATGATTGTTATTATATTTCATCATATTTTTGATGAATATGAATATTATTGGTTAATAAATGTTCTTACTTGGTTAATTGTTATTATAAACAGTATTATTATAAATCTGCTATAAAAGGAGTGATGAAAATGAAAAACTATGAGGCTTTTTCAGAAGTGTTAAAAACAAATACCCATTTTTTTTGCGAAGATATTGACGATAACACAATTAAAAAATGTATCGTGGAGAATTATACTCAATAAGAGAAATTTTAGAAAATTGTAATATAAAAGAAGAATGAAAGGTAGTTACAAATGATGAATAAATATGTTAATACAGATAACGTTGAATTAGAAAAAAGAGAAATTCCAAAAGAAAAATTTGTGCCTAAAATTAAAGATGATTTTTATATTGTTAATTATAATGGAGAAATATATATTGATTGCATTGTTGATGAAGAAACACTTAAATTTATATTAAAGCATAATTTAGTTTTCAAAAATATAGAGCATGCAGAAGATTATAAGTGGTTTTTAGAGCAACTATATAAATACACTTATGATTTTTCTAAAGAGGATTGGAACATAGACAGTGAAATTGCTAAATATTATATTTATTATAATCATTTTGCCCATGAATTAAGAATAGCACCAGAATTTACTTTGCATGAAACCATAAATTATTTTAAAAGCAGAAAATGTGTGGAAACATTTATTGATATAGTCGGTGAAGAACGCATTAAGAAATACATACTCAATATTTGGTGGGAGGATTAAATTATGAAATTAAAAGATTGTATAGAAAATGATTTAGGGGAAATTGAAGTAAATGATGAAACGGGCAAAGCAATAAACCATCTTTTAAATATTGTATGTCACGTCAATAAAAACTTTTATAAAATTATTAAACTTGAAGATTTAGAATACAATTATGAAATTTATGAAGAAAATTATAGATTATATAACACTGATTATATTGATGATTTTTTAGATGTTTATAATGACAGTGTTTGTTCGTTTAGTGATTATAAAAGTGCTATAGAATATTGCAAAAGAAAGAATAAAAAAGTATTTATATTTTTGCCAAGCAACAAAAGAGATATAGTTAAAAAGGGTGAAGAAATAGCAAAACATGGCAATGGCGTAGTGGAACGATTAAGAGTAGACAATCTTAGCAAAGAGAGATTAATTGAAGTATTCAATGAATTGAAAAATACTTTTTATGAAATATTGTAAAACATTTAATAAGGAGAAAAACAAATGAAAATTAAAATTAAATATCATGATAATGAATTAGTTAGATTAGAAAAAATAAATATTGGAGATATGATTGATTTAAGAGCAAGTGAAACAGTTGAAATGAAAAAAGGTGATTATGCCTTAATTAGTTTAGGAGTATCAATGGAATTACCAAAAGGATATGAGGCTCATGTGTATCCACGTTCAAGCACATTCAAAAATTTTGGAATAATTCAAACAAATTCTGTAGGAGTTATTGATAATTCTTATAATGGAGATAACGATATTTGGAGATATCCTTGTATTGCTATGAGAGATACAGTTATTCACAAGAATGATAGAATTTGCCAATTTAGAATTGTGAAAAATCAAGAACAAGTAGAATTTGAAGAAGTTGAAGTTTTGGGAAATGAAGATAGAAACGGGATAGGCTCAACTGGAACAAAATAAAACAAAATAAACAATACAATATTATAGGGAGGTGGCTTGATAAAATGCTAGAATTAATTAGTTATGGCTCATCATCAAAAGGAAATTGCCACATATTGTATAATGGTTTTGACAGTTTAATGCTTGATTGTGGTGTGAACATGAAAAAATATAATTATGACGTTCAAAAATATAATATAAAAGGATTGTTGATATCACATTGTCATTCCGACCATTGTAAAGGATTAAAAAACAAAACATATCTAGGCAATCAAAATGTATATGCTAATAAAGAAACACTTGATTTTCTAGGCAATAGCATAATGGAGTATCAAAAAAAAGAGATTAAAGAACTCAAATTATATAAAATAAGCGATAATTGGAGTATTATTCCAATAAGACTATTACATGATGTTGAAAATTATGGGTTTATTATAAAAGACAATATAAGTGGTATGAAAATTGCTTATTTAACAGATTTAGGATTTAGTGAGAATTTAAAAATTAGTGGTATCAATATTTGGATTATTGAATGCAATCACATAAGGAGTGAAGTCGAAAAATCACTAGAGAAATGTTTAGAAGAAGATGATAGCAAAGTTGCCTATTATAAACGTGTACTAGGCAACAAAGGTCATCTTTCTTTAGAGGATAGTTGCAGATTGATAAATAACAATTATAACTTAGGATTGAAAGATGTCATATTATGTCATATAAGCAACGCAGAGAAAGATTATAAAAGATATGAAGAATTATACATAAATGATTTAAAAAGCCTTGAAATGCCCTTAAATGGTGTTAAAATACATAGTATAAACAATAAAATAGTAAATTTTGAAGAATACATGATTATTGAAAAAAATAAATGGGAAGATGTTATTCTTGAATAACGAAAGGAAGTTGAAATAATTGTGATTAAATTGATTGATTTTTTAAAAGTTTATAATTTTAGATATTACAATAAAAATTTAGAACCCAATAATGATGATATATATAATTGCAAGAGTGTTAGATTATATTATGATGAAAATATTAAAAACAATTGGATTGAAATAGGTATTAATGATTGGATAGGATATCAAGGTAAAATTAGCATTCTAAAAAACACGATTAAAGAACAAATATTAAATATGTATGTATATAGTTTTTCATACAATGATGATATTTATAGTTTAGAAATATATTTAACAGCCAATAAGGATTTTTGCTTTGATTAAAGTTGAATATACTCTCAATTATGATTATTTAAGTGTAAAAGGACACGCTAATTTTGATATATACGGAAAAGATTTAATTTGTGCAGGTGTATCGTGTATAACTATTGGATTATGCAATCATTTGTTATTAACGGGTGAAAATAAAGATAATATCAAAATGGAAAACGGATTTATAGAAATAGACTTAAGAGAAAGACATACAAATAATGTGTTTATTGAAATGGCAATAACGCAATTAAAAACAATTGAAAGTAATTATTCACAATATATTAATATTAATGTTGTTGACAATTTAAAGGTATGAAAGGGGAATAAAAATGACATTTTATGAATTAATTCAAAATATTTTTAACTTAGAGAATACTTGGTACGGACTAAGAGTTATATTATGCTTGCTTGGGATTGTTTTTACATTATATATCATTGTTTACATAATTATTGAAATAATGGTATTAATTGAGCAAAGAAGAGTGTCAATAAAGTTAAGCAAAAGCCTTGAAAACTTGACAAATGATGAAAATTTTATAGAATTGCTTAGAAAAAATAAATCTATATCAGTTGATTTTGATGAGGAATTTAAGCCACACATTGAAAAGGATAACGAAAATGAGCGATATTAAAGATTTTGAAATAGATGACACTTTGAATGATATAGATGTAGAAACTTTGCTAGATGATATTGAAAAAGTAGAAGTTGAAGAAGAAGATAAGATAGAATACAAAGAATTGGAACATAAAGTCGGTGGACATACGATAAGTGAAAAAATCGACCAAAGTATAGATAGAAGTTTATACAAGAAAAATCAAAATGGACTATCTAAAGCACAATTAATAGCAATAGAAATGACTTGCAAAGGGTTTTCGATAAACAAAATTTCAAAAGAAATTCACGTATCTAGACAAACGATATATAATTGGCAAAACACACAAGAATATCAAAGAATGCTTGAAAAAGTGCAAAAAGAGTATTTATCAGCATATAAACAAGCACTTATGAGCGAAATTCCTAAAGCCGTTAAAACGCTTGCTAATATTATGAATGATGATTTAGCAAGTTACAAAGACAAAATAAACGCAAGCAGGAGCATACTTGAATTTTCTAACATCAAACAAGGTGGTATTAGGGAAAGCAAAGATGATAAAGAAAACTTTGATACTGTAACAATGATACAAGTGAACATGATACAACAACAATCAAACGATAACCAATTGAAAAAATCAAATGACATATTAGAAAATGTTGATTATGATGATATTATAGATAATTAAAACAAAAGAAAATTAATTATACCAATAAAAATTGAAAATTCATAAAAACAATGTTATAATTCAATTGGACAAGTATTGCAATAGCCAATTATCTTTATGGTTTTTTTGGCAGACCGAATAATTTTATTTGGTCTTTTTTATTGTCGTAACAAATTAATTATTGATTTTATAACAATAAAATGTTAAAATGATATTGTAAATTAAATAGCGAATGTAATAGTTACTTCAAGTACAAGTAAAAACAGATAACAAACAACATTCTATAAAACAAAACTATTACAGCCAATTCTATTTATTACATATATATAATAAAATCTATAGCGTAGTTAAATGATACTTCATAGATGAATAAGACAAATACTATTATTTTAAATTGAAATTAAAAAATACTCGCTAAATTTTCAATGTAATATATATACGCAATTACATACAAAAAAAGTCATTTAACGACAATTCTATAAGTTTTATTGAAAATGGTGTGATAAATAGTCACACTATTTTATTTTACCTAAAAATAGCAAAAAAGGAGAACAAAAATGGCAAAGTTAAATGGAAAACAACAGAGTAATAAGGTCGTTAATGAAAGTGGTGGATATGCCTATAAGCAAAGTGATAAAATGTTGCTTGTAAGCCAAGTTTTATGCTCATTCTACAATGAGAAGAAATTCTATAAGGATAATTCACAAGAGATTGTCGAAAACGCAAAGAAACTTATTCAATCTGGAGATGATAACGCACGTTTTGTAGCAAAACTATGCGTATATGCTAGAAAAGAGTTTAATATGCGTACAATTTCACAAGTTTTAGCCGTCATCTTGGCAAACGAAAAAAATGGTATCCCATATGCCAAAAATACAATCTCTAGCATATGTTTAAGAGTTGATGATATCATTAATATTGTGGCTTTTCAATTGAATGAATATGGACACACAATACCTAATCAAATGAAAAAAGGATTATCAATTGCCTTTAATAATTTTAATGAGTATCAATTTGCTAAATATAATAGAAAAGGGCAAGTGAAGTTGAAAGATACATTAAGACTTGTACACCCAATCCCAAAAGATGAAGAACAAAGTATATTGTTTAAAAAGATTTTAAAAGATGATTTAAAAACCCCTTACACATGGGAAGTTGAATTATCTACAAAAGGAAACACTAAAGAAGTTTGGGAAGAATTGATAGCAAGCAAAAAAGTAGGCTATATGGCTATTTTACGCAATTTAAGAAACATTTTGAAAAATGGTGTAAATAATATAGATGATGTTTATAACTTCTTAGAAAACGAAAATGCGATTAAAAACAGTAAATTATTACCTTTTAGATATTATACAGCATATAAAGAAGTGGAAAATCTAAATTATGCAACGAACAGAACATTTGAAGTGCTAGAAAACGCTATGCAAAAATCTTTGAATAACATCGAAAAAATAAATGGATTGTCTTTTGTTTGTGGTGATGTTAGTGGCTCAATGATTTACCCAATAAGTGAAAAATCAAAGATAAAATGTATTGATATTTCTAATTTGATGGTCGCTATGGCTAATCATATTTGTGAAGACTCAATAACTGGTGTGTTTTCAGAAAGATTTAAAAAAATCACAATGAGCAATAAAAAAAGCGTTTTATCAAATGCAAAAAATATACGTTGGAAATGGGGCGGAACTAATATAAATTCAACAATTGAATATTTATTGGATAATAATATATACGTTGATAGAATTATCATTTTTAGCGATAATGAGGCTAATAAACAATTCTCATATAAAAGAACGCAAGATTTATTCAATGAATATAAAAGAAAGATAAATCCTAATTGTTGGGTGCATTCTATAGACTTGCTAGGATATGGAACTGTTCAATTTGATGAAAATGATAAAAACGTTAATTTAATAGCAGGCTGGAGCGAAAAATTGTTGCAATTTATTCCATTGATTGAACGTGGAGCAAATGGGATTATTCAAGAAATTGAACAATATGAGTATTAATGGAGTGAAAATTATTCACTCTTTTTTTATTTTATTGCAATTAAATGTTATAAAGTTGTTGACAAATAAAAGAATATAGTGTATTATATAGTAAAGGATAGATAAAGAAAAGGAGATAGAAAAAATGAGAAACTTTGAAAAATACGAAAGTGCAGTAAAAGATTACGGATTTTATTTTGGCTTAGACAAAAACACAAGAGAATTATTTGAATGTTGCACAAAAGATGATTGCGAAAAATGTTCATTCATGAACCATAATTGCCATATTAAAAAAATGGAATGGCTTTATGAAGAGTATAAAGAGAAAGAACCTATTCGATTAAGTACAATTGAATATCAATTACTAGAGTTTGCTTTACAGAATAATTATAAATACATGGTAAGAAATAAAAATATCGAAGGGGCTTTTCTTTATAAAGTAAAACCTGTAAAAGAGGGGAAATTTTGGGACTCAGGTTCTCCAGAATATAATTATTATGATTTTAGCGATTTGCTTAGTGATTTATTCCCGTTTGTAAAACGTGAAGACACCGAACCTTACAGTATTAAAGAAATTTTAGAAAATTGTAAAATAGTAGATTAATTTGAAATTATAATTAAAGAAACTTATATGTTATGTGAAGTTTATTATAAACCAACTTCTTATGATTATGTTGATGAAATATTTTGTTATTCTAACGAAAATAAAGAATGGGGGGTAGATTAATATGGAATTTCAAAAAGTTAATTTAAATCCAAAATTAAGAAGAAGTGCCGATTGTGTCATAAGAGCGTTGGCATATGCAGACGGTAAAGATTGGAATATTGTCTATAAGGAACTATGTGAAATAGGTTTTAAATATAAAATAATGCCAGATGAAAAGTCTTGTTTTGAAAGGTATTTAAAAAAGCATGGATTTGTAAAACATAAAATGCCTAAGCATTATGACGGCACTAGATATACAGTAGAACAATTTTTAGATGATGCGTGGGATTATTGTGGCTTTGAAGATGAAACCCATGCTGTAAAAATGGTTATAAGTGTTGCTCAGCATTTAACAAGTGCTGACGTTGATTGTGACTACTCAACATTATTTGACACTTGGGATTGTTCTTATAAATATGTAGGTAATTTCTGGACTAAGGAGTATGATATATATGATTAACAGAGATATGATGAACGAAATAATGAGATGTGGTGATATTCTTATGGTGTGTGAAAAAGGCTCATACACCAATAGGATAATATCATATGACAACAAAATATGTTTAATCACAATGGAACGTGGATTGTTTATCCATTATACAGAGGATAAAGAAGAAATGAAAAAGATTGTGATAGGGAATGAAATTAAATACATTAAATAAGGTGGTGAATATATGGATTATTCAAAAATAAGGATTATTGATTTTCTTGAACTTTATAAGGATATCAACGAAAAAGATAAAATTGCACTATACGTATTTTATGATGAAGAAAATAGTATTAAATGCAATTTAGAGAACTTTAGAATAAAATTAAAAGGAATGGAATACAAATATTGTTCAACCATTAAATTGAATAAAAATAAAATTATTATTAATATTGAATATTAAGGAGGAAAATATAAATGAATAGAAAAACAAATGAAAATAAAAACGCTTTTATGGTGAAATACCAAGATAAAGAATATTATGTAATTGCTAAAGACAAGAATGAAGTCTATAGTAAAATGGGATATATCTTAGATACCCCAATTAGACAATTGTACGGGGTAATTTCCGTTAGCAAAGTAGATAGATTTGAAAGAACCTATATTGTCATGAATAGAAAGAAAGAAGAACTATTCAAAGGTAAAATTGATGAGGTAATGCGTGAGTTTAATATAAGCAAACGTAACACATATAAAATCTTACAATGCACTAGAAACGAAAACGACTTCTTCTATAAGAAAAGAAATGGTGGCATTGTTATCTTTGCTGAAAGAGAAAAAGATTTAATTATGAGTAAACATCAATTTGATGTTGAATAGAAGTTAAAAGCAAAAAAATAGAAAGGTGATGATTAAAAATGAATTTACAAGAAAAAATAAATGAAATTATTGATAGTAATTACGAAGATAAAGAAATGATGGTAGAAATAATCTACTTTGATATCGTAGTAATTAGGTGCTATACAAATGAATTAAAAGTCATTAAAGATAGTATTTCATATGAACTTTCACTAGAAAAAGTTAGGGGATATGAAGAAGATAAAAATGTAGGACTAATAGAAATAAGATTATAAAAAAAGAAATAGGCTAAAATTAATCAGCCTATTTTTTAATTCTTAAAGTTTATTATCTTCTTCTACCATAACCATATCTATTCATTGTCATTTGTCCTTGATATTGCCCTCCACGACTTGACATATGACTTTGCGTATCTTCATATACATCTCTATCATACATGTTATCACGCATACCATAATTTCTAGGATAACCATACATTTCTGTTGTTCTTGTATAAACATTTCCATCTTCATATTCATTATTTTCTTTGCTATCAATGATTTTAGCAACATAGCATAAATAATCATATAATTTCATTGAGCCACCATATGGGCTATCTTTGTCCATAAGCCACAATTTAGCGTATGTTACATAATTATCCATGTTTGTACCTAATAACTCCTTAAAGTCGCTCTCTGCCATAACAAGAATAATATACCAATCCTCAACAGTAAAAGTGTCCATTTGAATTTTATGTTGCTTTGCTAATTGTTCTGCTTTTTGATATGTGAACAATTTATCTTTTATGTTGTTCCTATCATAGATTTCATTAACAATCCATTCAGCATATTCTTTATCAATTCCACTTAGCATAATATTTTTGCTTTTTAACATTTTTTCTTCAATCCTTTTCATATCACTAGGCGATTTTTCCTCTAAAGTATCAATCACTTCACAAATTAAATCCATTAAATCATCTTTAACTTTTTTGCTTTCACTAGCATCTTCAATCATTTTTTTAATTTCTTGTTTGTTCATAATCCTTGTGATTTCCTTTCAAATAATCTAAAATTTCATTGTTTTGTTCAATCGTTATATTAAATAGTTTTCTATTATCTTCTAACAATTCCATAACGTCATTATGGAGCATTTCTAAAATATCATCATTTGTCGATTGTTGCTTTAATTCTTCATTATTTTGAATTTGCAAAATAAACGATAATATATTGATAATATCAAGTATAGTGATAGAATTTAAGTTGCTATTTTGATTGTTCATTTTTGATATCTCCACATTCTAATATAAGAATAATCTTATCTATCTTATTTTCAATATTACTTAATCTTTTTTCCGTACTATCTTGAAACGCTAAACTTTCATCATTCTTATCACTATTGCTTAATCCTATTGATGTGTTGAACAATGCTATAAATAGAAATAGACTATTTATAAACTCATTATAATCATCAAACATAATTATTCAGTATAATCACTTTGTGTATCATTGCTCGTAGATGTAGTGTTTGTTGTTGAAGTAACTGGTGGATTTAAAGCAGGAATTGAAACATTAGCATTTGGCAAACATCTATACCCACTTGCTAACACAAACATTGATGTATCACCTGCATATTTCAATCTGTACATTCTTCTTGTTCTTACTTGACTTGAATATAAAGCATTTCCATTAGGTAAAATAACTGGGATTGTTTTTCCGTCAATCACAACAGAAACTTTCAAAGGTGTAGAAATTGTTGGTATTGTTTGAGCGATAATAAGACAAACATATTGACCGTTACATAATGTTTTATTAGGTATAGTTAATAATAAACTTGTGGTATTTGTTGTTACTGTAGTAGTCAAAGACTTACAATTACAGTTTTCACAACAACTATAATTACAACTCATTATTTTATCTTCCTTTCTATCTAAACGATAAGAGAGATAATCACATTGTGAATATCCCTCAAATATCATTGAATTTTAATCACAATATAAATAATATTGGAATGTTATTAATAATTTTAAATCAATATTAAACAACTAAAATCTCTTAAATAAAACTATTTCCACAACCACAGCCACCATTTAATGTGTTATATGGATAGATTGCTGTTTGATATGGAGATAGAGTTAAATAGGCTGGTTTTGCCACTGGCAAAAGTGCATCTAAAATGCTTGTTGTTTGTGCGTTTTGTGAAATTTGATTTAAGTATGCTTGGTTTTGGTCACGCAATTGTTGAATTTCTTGTTGACACATTCTATCTAATATTGCTCGTGTATTATCATTGCTTGCTTGAATGATTGCATTTGTATTTTGAGCATTTAGCATATTTTGGTTAGCAATAGCGTTTTCAACACCACAGAACCCACTTCCTACTTGCGTACTTAAGTTATTTACAGCCATTTGATTATCAAATTGTGCTTGCATAATTGCCGTTTTATTTTCACAACAACAATCAGCAAGTTGAGATGATAATTGTTGTATAGCGTTTTGATTTTGATATCCTAATGTTGAAATAGCACTATCAACACCATTAAAACCATTTAATAATGATGTATTCATTGCATAGAAACCATCACATAATCCTTGTTGGACTCCTCTAACTTGGTTTTCCATATTGCTTTGAGATACAGTGTCGGCAACATCTTGTGGGCTTGCAACACCTCTACCAAAATTACTTGCCATAATATCAGCAACACCATTTCCATTATTTCCAAAACCATTATTACCCCATAATGCAAATAAAATTATAATCCAAAACCACATATAGCCACCATCACCATAGCAACCATCATTTCTATTTGCGTTTAAATCCATAACTGGTACTACACCAGTACCATAATTTTCCATCATATGAAAAACTCCTTTCTAAAATATTCTTTAAATCAATACTGTATTGGCTTTGCAAATTTAAAATAATTACCAAAATAATATCAATCTTTATTTATCACCGAATATTTTATTTGATATTTCATCACTCATTCCTAATTGTTTCATGATATTTTTAGCATTTTCAATTTCTAATGCACTATGTTGTGAAACCATATTTTGTGCAATTTCGCTAGGTGTCTTTCCACTTTGCATGAGTTGATTTAAACCATTAGCCATTTGTGGGTTATTTTTAGATATCATATTGATTAATTGTTGTTGGTTTATATTGCCCGTTCTCATCATATTAACCATTTGCATGATTTGATTATTATTCATTATATTATTGACGTTTATATTGCTCATTTTACTTAATAAAGGATTTGTCATTTTATTTCACTCCTTTTTTGCTTTTGCTATTTTTAGTTGATGTTTTTTGCTCATTTTGTACGTTTTGAGCGTTATTTTCTATAACTTGATTATTTATTCCATCTGGTTGAAAACTTGCTTGTAATAAGCCTACAATTTTGTTTAAGGCTATTTGTTGTTCTTTGACTTGCTGTTTGAGATTTTCAAATTCTTTAAAATCCTTTTCGTTCTCTTTTTCGCCATTTTCATTCTCCTCTGCTATTTCTTCAAATTTATATTTAGTTATGCTCCCATCTAAATTCTTGATATAAAATTTGCTATCTTCACTTGACATTAGAATAATAGGCAAATTATTATTGAAAACATCTTTTATTTCACTTTCATTTTTTATAAATCTACCATTAAAATCAAAGTTTCCTTGTGGTTGCGTATTACCATTAGGGCTTATTTGATTGTTAATGTTGATTGGTGGTAAATTGCTTTGCCCTTGTTGACTTTGCAATGCTGAAATTTGATTTTCGATATCGTGTTTTTGTTGCTCCAACATAGCAATTCTATTTTGACTACTTCCATATGGTTGTGGGAAGTAAGCATTATTCATATATGGGTTTTGTAAATAAGGATTAGAAAAATTGTTATTCATCATTTGTCAACTCCATTTCTTTCATTGAAATTATTTGTTTAAGTTCGTTTAAATCGTTATTATGATAATATGAGTCGAATAGTAAATTTGCTTGTAACTCATCAAAACCTAACAAATACATAATAGAGTGAACATACACATCTTTTATTTGAATATAATTCATGTACGCTCACTCCTTTCTAAACGGCTCATATTTCTTATTTACAAGTCAATTATACAATCTTAATTAAATAATCGTAATGTGCAAAAACACGCTTAAAAACGCATAAAAAAAGGAAATAAAAGCAAATAAAAAAAGAACGTAACATATATTGCGTTCTCACTCTTTTCTATTCTTCATTTTATTTATAGCATCTATAATTCTAATTTCTTCATTTGCTGATAAATCGTACTTCAATATCTCATATACTTTTCTACTACTCACATTTAATTCTTTCGCTAAATCCTTTTGGGTGATATTTTCTTTTCTCATTATTTGCTTAATATTAATATTCCCATCATTTAACATATTATTCAATCTCCCTATATTAAAAAGAGAACATGTTACATTTTATATAATAATCAGTTCTCTATTATTAGATTTATATATTCTTTTAAATCTTCACTCATAAATTTATATTCTCTAGTAATTATTTTATTCAATTCTTTCTTTGCTTTTGAAATTTTAACTCCTATGTATCTTTCTTCATAGTTAAATTTTTCGCACATTTCATCAATTGTTAATTCATCAACGTATTTTGCAATCAAAATTTCTTTACTATGCTTACTTAAACCAATATTTTCTAAAATCATTCTTCTTGAATTAATAGATATGTCTTTCATTCTTTTGTTCAATTCTTTTTCGTTCATATATTAAATCCCAACACGGCTTAACATATACCCAACAACGGCAGAAACAACGGCGGTTATAACTATCCATACAACTTTATCCCATTTTTGCCCATCTTTGCTTGTCAAAACATCTATCTTATCAGTTAAATCATCAACTTTATCACATAAACTTTCAACTTTTTGACACAATAATGCGATATCAATATTAGATTTTTCTTTATGTTCTTCTAGTTCTTTTATCTTGTCATCAATGCTAGAAATAGATTTTTCTATAGTCCTAAATCTATGTTCACATTCATGTCTACATTGGTTATTACATTCCATATATTTTCACCACCAAACTTTACATGAATTTACCACATGTAGGGCATCTCTTTTTACCATTTCCACTATTATTAGTATTTTTACTACTTTTGTTTTTAGAATTGTTTTTGTTATTTTTGGAATTTGTTTTATTGACATTTCTATTCTTTTTTCGCCAGTATTTTTTTGCAGTTTTTGTATATTTTATTTTCTGATATGCACTCATAATCAATCACCTTTCCTTTTCAATCGTTATGAATAGCATTATCGTTATACTGATTGCCATTTATATTGTTAATTTGGCTATCATCATTTGTTTCTTGCTCAATTTCATAATTCTCTGTCGTTTCTTCTACATACTCATATTGATTTAATTCATAGATTGTGAAAGCATTTAACAGTAAGGATACAATTAATACTATAGTTATACACACAATGATAATCTTTTGATTATTAATCTTTTTATTGTTATTTGATATCTTCAATTCAAAAAATTCACTTGTCTTTTGATATCCATTTTCCAACTTCTCAATTCTATCATATAATTCTTCAATTTTTTTATTATCCATATTGTTAAACACCTCACTTTCATTTTATATTTGTCTTATTCTTCTGTTTCATCTTCATCTGCTGTATCTTCATCTGTTTTATCAACATTCATTAATTTAACAATTAAATCATGTACAACATTTGAACCTCTTGACATCAAAATACCAGTACATACAATTCCAAAATAAGGAATAGCATTGTTTAATCCTAAAATGCCTAAAATATCAAAATCACAATTGATTGCTAAAACAACACCTAAGATTGCACCACCAATCAATTTTAAATTAGGTGTCTTATCATCGTTGATAAATCCTTTTAAAATTTCAATTAATGACTCAACAATAATAGCACCAACAATAATTGCATAAAATTTTTCCATAATTACACCCCTTTTTTAAATTATATCCTATTTATGAATATATTTTATCATTTTAATATTATTTTATCAACATAAATTGTAAAAGATAATATTAAAGCAAAAATACTACAAAAATTATTAAACTATCTTTTTAAATTAAATACATTTAACGCTTTATTATTGTTCCATTAAAAATAGTTCGTTACCGAACAATTATTTTTTTAATAAAAAATGAGTACAATTAAATGTACTCATTAAATAATACTATGATATCATTTTCATTAATGTATTATATCCTACAACACCATCAACAGTTAAACCATTTTTCTTTTGGTAAGTTTTAACTTTTGCTTGTGTGTCTTTACCATAATGTCCATCTTCGTCTGCTCCAACTTTTCCTTGAACAAACTTAGTAATATTAGGATATTTTTTATTTGCACCAACTAAAGGCTTTTTAATGTTTATTTTTTTCATTTGAGCCTTTGTTTTACTTCCACAACTATTATCTTCATCTAGTTTTGGATTAGGTTTAATATCTAAGTTAATTGCTTTTTGAAGTTTTAAAACATTTTCGTTTCTATCTTTTCCACTTACAACAACTACTACATGATGCCCCTTGCAATTGACAATATCACCAGTACATAATTTACTAGATGATTGCAAATAATCCTTATCAGTGTAAAAACTAAAATCATCTGGATAATATTTTTTGATATTGTTTTCTAATGTCGATGTTGTTGTTTGAAGTGGTATTTTTGTGTACCCTAACATATGTAACAAAGTAACAACTAATTGTGAACAATCACATTCACAATCCGTTTTAAGTTTTGAAATTTTTGAAATATCTAATTTGTATTCTTTTTTCATAGCACTATAGAATGTTGTTCTTTGGTTTTGGTCGTAACCAATATGATTATTATTGCAAGAGTCTTTCATTCCTTGTGCTAGTTTTTTTGATTTTTCAATATCTTTCAATCTTAATACCATAGTCCAACTAGGATTATGTTTGTACCAATCTTGCATAGATACTTCTTTACCAGTGCTATCACCTGCTTTACCACCACTAGTCTTTCCGTTTTCATCAATTCTTGCAGAGCCAATTCTTACAGCCATTTTAATTCCTCCTTTTCTAATCTTCAATAATTAATTTTTCTAATAGAATTAAGTCATTCATTTCAATATTCATTCCATTTAATTCGCTTAACTTAATTCCACTAAATTCAACTTCATTCTCAAAAGTAAAAAATTCAACGACTTCTTTATCTTCTAAATCTAATTTAATATAATTGTTTTCGTTATCATCTTCTTTTTTAAATTTTTTAGCAATTGTTTGAAGTTGTGCTTGTGCAATACCACATAAATCTTTTAATTCCAAGAATTTCTTTGATAACACCCATTTGTCCGTTACCTTTTCTTGCTTATCAACAATTTTGTTAAAACTTCCATTGATTTCAATTAAATCTTTGTTTGTTAATTTCACTTTCATATTATTTTGTTTCCTTTCTAATTCCGTTTCGTATATATTACATATTATATACCAATGTTTAATATTTTTAAATATTTTTACAAAAAATAGTGATAAAAATATACGATTATCACTATTATTTTTGTATTATCTAATTACTTTCTTTTGATAATAAATATGTGTTTAATTGTTCTTTTAATTCTTTAACTTCATTTTCTAATTCTTGCACTCTTGACTTAGTTTTTTGAATTTGCCATGTATTCAAAGAAATAAATTCAGTATAAATTAAATTATGTTCTTCATTAATCCCTTTATCCAATAGATAATTTGTAGAACTATCTTCAATATCTACCATTTCTCCATTTTCATTTTCTTCTTGTTCTCTACTTTCAATGGGCATAATATTAACTCCAGCAAACTCTGATGTAGTCATGTTTGCTTTTGCTAAAGCATCTTCTATCTCTTGCGTGATATATCCAGCGTGAGGACGTTTTGAAGAACCTAGAATATATTTATATAAACGTGGTTGAATGTTGTCAAAGAATGTATCATATCTATCATCATAATCACATATATCTGTCTTTAGATTTTTGTCTGATAAAGTAGTAGTCCCACTTGAATTTTGATATTTACATGTTCTACCTCTTATTTGTGTAATAGTTGCATATGATGATGAGCCTGCCCAACCAAAATAACTTATTAAGCCATCTGTTCCTCTTTCGACAATATCATGAACAGTATTGTCTTTATAAAATGCACGTACAGCACATACATAAGAACTATTATATCCTGAACCTAAATTTAAAATACCATTAGTCGTATTTCCCGTTCTAAGAATTTGAACACAACCACTAGGATTAGCATATATATTGACATTGTTAGGACTACCATATCCAAAGACAACGTTATTACTAACAGATATATTAAGAACGTCACAATTATTTCCATCACTATTTTGCATATATATTCCATAATTTTTAGTAAAAAATAATGAAGACTTATTAAGATAAGTTTTGTTATTTTCAGGTGAAAAACTTAAACCAACATTAGCTGACAATGTACTAAATTCAACTTTATCACTATAACTTTCTATATATAAAGGTGATTTGCTATCATCTGGAACAATAACAAATTTTCCGTTTTGATTATCACCATCCCAATCTGTATATATTTTTGACTCATAACCAGTGTAATCATGAGCAAACCTTATTTCCGTTGGATAAATATAAATACCATTATTCCTAGAATTTAAGTTTACACTTTGATAATCAATCCATACATATTTATAAACATCACCCTCATCATAATTATAAAAAGTTAATCCATCTAAACTATAATCATATTTAGTGCTTAAATAAAGTTGAGTAGTATCTTCATCTCTTTTAAAAGTTTCAAATGTTAAACACATATTTTCAGAGTCTAACATTATTGATTTTTCATAATTAGAGTCTGTATTATCATATGAAATAATATAATTTTTAGATATTCTCCAACCGCCAATAGTACCACCTAAAGATGTTATATTACCATCATTATCAACTTTGAAATTATCACCCATTGAAATACCATCAGTCCCAATATGAACCTTACTTGCCAATTCATCACTATCATAATAATATATATAATATTTAAAAGAACCATTGCTTGCTATTACATAATCTTGAACGTTGCTATTTGTGACTCCTAATATACCTTTTAGCAATTCATATAATGTTAAACTTTCGTCATATTCCGTACTACTTGTTAATGTGAAATTAAAATTCATTTGAATACCTTTATAATCGTCATTTGCTAAATAACTATCTGTTTTTTCACAATTTAAGTATTCATAACTAAATGAGTCACTTTGCATTAAATCTACAGTTTCAAGAGTACTCCATATACTCTTATCATATTTTCCAAAATTTAAAGTCAATTCATCAAATTTTCCAAAACTAGAAACACCATAATCATAAGTACTATCACTATTTAAAACATTTTTTATAAGCGAACCAGTAAATTCATATGTATATGTGTTTGTTTCACTGTTATATGTTTTAGTAAATGTATTTGAAAAAAACATATTTGCATCTGTAATAGCACCAGTTCCAGAGTTTGCAACAACTGTAAATGTTTCATCTGTTTCCTCTGAATAAGTATACCCATTTATCCCATTTTCACTTAACTTAAATTTATTTGAACCACTACCAATAACACCAGTATTCATAGTTATTTCATTTAAGTATAAATCACCGTTATCATCAGCATACAAAACCCTAGTACCATCATTATTTAGAATTTCAATACCACCATTTTTAATATGCAATCCCTCTTTATCCATTGATAATAGAGTTGACACCGCCTCTGAATTATTGATTGTTTCAGTGAACCATACACTCCATTGTTCTGCCGTCAATTTTTCTTCAGCACTTGTTAATCTTGATTGAATAGCCGTTGTCTTTTCTTCAATATCACTTGGAGATGGGGCATAATCTGTAGCAATAGAACCTATTTCAAGTTGAGGGCATGCCCAATAAATATAAAAGCCTTTTGAACTATCTTCGTAACATGATAGCCAACATGCACTTGCAGGGTTTCCATTTTGATTTAACATTTCCTCTGTTACTTCAAATGTATAAGAAAATTGTTTCCATTCTTTGCCAATAACTCCAATTTCTTCACCAACAATATAATAGTCATACAAATTGTTTATATCATTGCTTTCAGTTTCTTCTTCATCTGTTTCTTCTTTTTCATCTTCTTCATTTTCTGTATCATCACTATCTTCATCTTCACTATCTATATCTGTATCTTCATCTTCGTTTTCTGTTTCTTCTTCTAAATCATTATCTAAATCTTCATCAGTGCTTTCATCTGTATTTTCTCTTTCATCATTTAACTTAGTAACATACAAACCATACATATGTTTTTCAACTGTATCATTTGTCTTAGCATAAACGCTATATGTCAACTTATCACCCACGCTTGCTTTTTGAGTTTCAATTATTTGTTGAACAAAATCAAACCCAATATTAGCATTTGCAACGCTAGATTTAAAGATAGTACAATCTTTGAATGTTTCATTTGTCTTTGTAACATCAACAAGTTTATTTCCTTTTTCTTCATTTTGTGTCAATGTTCCGTCAAGTAAATTTGTAGCACCTATTGTAATGTTTTGCAATGAGTCCTCTACCTTTTCATCTACATCATCATTAGAAACATAATTATCACTAACAGTAACTTTGAATTGTTCATAATCTACACTCAATTCCCCTACTTTTGTATTTGTGTCATCTATCTTTTGTGACATTGCGGTAAATCTTGCATTGTTTCTATCTACACTTAGTTTAATATTCTTTAATTGAGTTGATGGACTACTTAATTTATTAATAGTTGTTTCAACTATTTCATTACTAATATTACCCTCATAATCACTTGAAAAGACAGAACTAAAAGTAGTCGCATTGCTCATAATAATAGCACTAAAACTTACATTCCCATCTTCGTCCATAAAGTTTACATAATCACCTATTGACAATAACGGATTTCCTTTTACCATATGCAAATCTTCAAAAGATGTAAATTTCAATCCTACAACTTGATTATATATGCTATCAACTATTTCTTGCGTGATATATGGGTTATCAGTGTCTAAGTTTAAAACATTTTTGCTATCATCACCCGCTGAATACAAATAAAAATTGCTTTCTACTGTAGTTTCGCTATCACTATCACTATCACTTGTACTAGTGCTTGTACTATCACTACTTTCACTAATTCCAGTATAAACGACACCACTAATTTCATATGTTTCGCCCAATGATAAATCTGTGGCATAATCAAGTGGTACATTGTATTGTGGTGTATTAACAATCTTTTTAAATGTGAGCATTTCATTGTCAAATATAACATTGCTTGCGTTTGCCTCTGCAATCCATCCCACATAATTTCTAATTGAAATAGTATTGTCATAAAATTCTATGACTTGGTTTTTTACAATATCATCAATATTTGAAGTGTCAAATTCAATGCCTACTAATTCACTCATTTCTTTTAATTGGTCTAACACAGTTACTTCACCACTTGAATAACTCAACTTGCTATCATAAACAACATCTAATTTAGCAATTTTATCATTGCCCGTCATTGATATCTCACCAGTAAATTTTTCTGGATTAGAATATACATTGAACATGCCACTATCAAATTTATCATCTTCCGTATCTATCATTTCGCCGTTTTCATCTTCACTTTGGAATTTGAAATATACATTAAAATCAAAATTCAATAAGTTTCTACCTAGAATACCATCATCATTATTAACACTCAAATTATATTCTTTACTTGGTGTTAAACCAATAATTTGCAAATTACTCCCAACATCAAAATAATGCTTTTCATCATATGAAGTTATATAATCAGATATTTCTTTATAAAATGTTCCGTTTTCATATACATCTACATATATTCTTTTGCCTATGTCACCATTATATATTTTTTCATCAATCTCTCTCATTTCATAATCTGCCATATATGATATTTCACCCCTTTTTTATATTTAATAATAAAATTTTTTTATAATAAAATTATATCATAACAATTAAAAATGACAAGATAGATAATGTATCATATCTTGCCATAATACGATTATTTTTCAATGAAGTTAAACTTTAAATTCATAACACACATTTCATAACTCGTTTTGCCTTTTGGTACAGCCATTCCCCATTCAAACGACTTATCACCAACATACATTTGTCTAGTTATTCTTTCATTTTTATCAATTGCGTAAAACTCAACACTGAAAAATTCACTTTTAATTAATTTTAGAATTTTTGATGCTTGTGAAGTTGTAAGCAAATCATATGCAAATTCTAATTTGTAAACGTCATTTCTAAGGCGATTTCTTGTCATCTTACCACCATTAACTGTACGTCCACTATCATAATCAACATCACTTAAACTACCACTATATTCACTACAATAAGGCAATGAAGTACCATCTACTTTGACTAAAGATACATTTTTTGTGTCATAATTTGTCATTTGATATCACCACTCCTTTACCATTGAGATAATGGACTTGAACCAGTACTTCTTTTAACTTGTTCATCTTCTTCAACAATTGCTTTATAAAATTCTCTACCATTAAGATTGAAAGTTGCATAAACATATCTACTATCATTATTAGATTTACTATTATTAGCCTTTTCTTCACTAATAACTTGTTTGATTGTTTCTGTCATCATTCCACTTAATTTACTTAATGGAGAAACAACTTCTGGGTCTGACTTAGCACCTTGATATTCACCAATTACCGCTAGAGTTTCGCCATAAGCCAAACCACCACTAGCCAATTTTGGAATTTGAGGCACGCTAATTGTTCCAAGCCAACTAAAAGGCTTAATACCTAAGATACTTATTTTTTTGATAGTCTTTAACGCTTTATTAATCCCGTCAAATGGAACTTTAATAACTTTATTGATACCACCAATTAATCCGTTTATAACAGATTTCAATCCATTCAAGATACCATCTTTAATTCCATTAAATATTTTTCCACCAGTGGAAAAAACGTTCTTAACAGCAGTCCATGCCTTGCTAAATTTATCTTTAAACCAACTAACAATATCACCAAATGCACCAGTGATATTTTTCCATATTCCCTTAAAGAAACTTGAAACATTATTGAAAGCGTTTTTAATATTAGTCCATGCTGTACTGAATATACCACTAAACCATGAGCCAACATTTCCAAAAGCATTTTTTACATTAGTCCAACAATTCCCAAAGAATGTGCTAACTGTTGAGAACGCATTTTTAATGCCCTCCCATGCACTTTTGAAAAATCCTACAACAGTATCAACTAAGCCAGATAGTCCATTCACTAATCCTTGTAATATATTTGTACCCATATCACAGAATACAGTTGATGGTGAATGAATGCCAAAGAAAGATAATATTCCGTCAAGCATATCTTGGAAAAATCCTAATACATTGCTTGCTATATCTTTAAATGGTTGTAAGAACCCTGCTAGTGCTTGTGCACCGACTTCCGCCATACCAGATATAAAATCCCATAAATCACCTAGTGCATCAATAATAGGACTTATTGTACTTCCAATAGCACTTAAAACAGTCCCTATTGCACTAAATATAGCATCAATGCCTAAACCTATAATTGTTCCAAAAACACCTGCTAATACTTGGAAAGCAACGGAAACAACTGTCATAATTATATCTGCAACAGATGTAAGTATATCAAATATATTTTTAAATACTGGGAGAACGTTATTAGCAATAAATGATATAATTGGTGAAATAGCATTCATAACATTCCCAACTACTTTTAATATAACATTTAATGTAGGCTCAATTAATGCCAATGCTGAATTTATTAATGTTGTGATTGCAGGAACAATAAGAGTTAATATAAAATTGACTATTGGTAATAGAATGTTTTCAACAAAACTTGCCAACAAACTAATTAAATTACCAATAACAGATGATACACCCTCAATGAACGTTGCCAAACCACTACCCATTAAATCACTAACAAATTTTGATATTCCATCCCATAAAGGTTTTATTCCCTCATCATAAACTGTATTAAATATAGTTATTACACCATTAAAAATGCCTTGTATATGTGAACCAATATCACTAAATATACCATTCATTTTATTTCTAAAATCTTCGCTAGTTGTATATAAATATACGAAAGCACTTGCAAATGCAATAATACCTGCTGTTGCTAACGTAAATGGGTTAATTAATCCAACTAATGAAGAACTCATATTAGGCACTACTGTTTGAAAAGCAGATGTAATCCCCATACCCTCTTGCAATCCTTGAAAGAATACACTAACCGCCGTGCTTACCTCTGTAAATATTCCAGAAAGTCCACCAAATGATGCTAACAAATTACCGACAGCAGGGAAAAATGTTGTTATTTTTACAACCATTTCAAGCAAACTACCAAAATGAGTTATTAACCCACCTGCTGTAAATATTGCTAAAATACCACCTAATATTTGTAAGATTGTATCCATGCTATCAAAATTTATGCCAGAGGCTATCTCTTTTAATTTGTCTGAAAATTCACCAATCTTTATATTTACATCTTTTATGACTTGCCCTATTTGATATAATACACCACCAGTAAATTCACCAATAACGGGAATAATATATTTATTAATACCCTCTAAGAATGGTGTAACAAAATAATCATTAATAGTTGTAGCAAGTTCACTTATTCTAGCACCTAAATTTCCTATTTGAACAAATAAATAAGCACCACCATTAGTCCATACATCTTTTATTAATTCAGTAATTCCAACAAATACTGTTGAACCAACTGTTTGCATTGAAAAAAACATATCTGTAAAACTACCAAACCAATAACTCCATTTTGCACCAATAATATCCATTACGCTTGTTCCAACTTGTTTCAAGTTTTCAAATGCCGTTTGAATATTTTCGATTATTTTTCCGCCGTATTTATCCCAACTATCTTGTAGGGGTTTAAATATATCGGCAAATGCCTTTTCAATTTTTTCTGTTAATGTATCAACCATAGCACTAGGGTCATCAGTTGTTGGCAAACTCCATTCTAATCCATCTACAATACTGTTTCCACTACCACTACCACTACTACTACTACTAGAGTCACTACTTGTTATATTGTTGATTTCATCAAATCCCATCAATTGTTTTTTCAATTTTTTAGCATTATCAGAGGCAGTACCAAGATTGCTTGCGGTATTACTACTAGAGTCATCGGCATCATCTAATAAATCTGATATTTCACTATAATCTGTTCCACTCGATGTACTCCAATCACCTATAATATCTTTATAACTATCACCAATTCCAAATAATCGAGCCATAAATGTTGCAAACGCTTGCCCTACAGCCGTCAAAATTTTAACTAATGAATTTAGATAAGGTATTACAACACTAGCAATAGGCATAAATGCCAACCCCCAATATCTACCTAATGAAGATAATCTTGATTGTAATATTCTTAATTGGTTTTGTGGATTGTTGCTCCACATTCTTATACTTTCATATAAGCCTGACTATCTCTTCCAAATCTCTTTTTCAAGATTGTATGAACGGCACTTCCACTTAATGAATTTCACATTAAATGTACGAATTTCATAACCATACCATAAATGGGTTAGGTCGTATATTCTAGTCGATACACTTTCATTTTGATTTCTCAAAATGCTTAGCACGATATTGCCATGTGTTTTAATTTTATAAAATTTTCATAATCTTTTTCTTTAATCCAATAAAACCCTTTATATATTTTTTTAGAATTAACATATTTATTGAATACTTTATAATTAAAATTATATTTATCACAAATTTCTTTTTGCTTATCATAAATACATATTATTTCAAAATCTTTATCTAATTTATATATTCTGTTTATAATTCTCGTTTTATCTATTTTATAACGATTATTTTTATTGTATTCTTTTTCATAAACCCATAAATAACCATTTGCACTATGATATTTTTTATTTGCCACACTTATTATAGATGTTCTGTTTGTTTTTGTATTTTTTGATGCTTCATTTATTGTTTCAAACTTATTTATAAAATTCCCTTTTAAATCTAATTGAATTATCCCTTTTGATTTAGAATTGTTTTTCTTTTTATATGTGTAATCTTTGTTAATATCATATTCTTCTTTATATAATGCTATATAATTTTTTACTCTTTTGTTTTGCCCTTTTAAACAACATTTTATTCTACTACCAACAAAATCATCGGCATCTTTTATTGTGTCAAACTCTTTAACAAAATTATTGTTTAAATCAAGTAATATAACTTTTCTATGCCCGTGGCTACCACCATCACCACCAAAAGATAAATTATATCCATTTGAATTTTCGGCATGAACATATGAGTTATAATATTTTATATAAAATTTTTCTTTTTCATTTGCATCTTCTTTAGATAAATTATTTTCTAATATAGTCCATTCAAAATTTTCCTCGCCATATTTTAATATTGCTCTATGAAAATATGAACTACTCCTTTTTAAATCATAAATATGTTCTCTTTTTCTTTTTTTAAAATTATAAGTTTTACCTATATAAACTTTATTGTTTATAATGTTTCTTGCTTTATATATGACATAAGTTTTCATAAAATCACCTCATGTTATATATTATCATTTATTTTTATAAATTAAAACATTTAGGTTTCATCGTTAGCAAACAAATAAAATTTGTTCACACCATATATTTATATGTTCACCGCTTTTATAGACACCCAACAATTTAAGTGTCTTTTCCAAATCCCCTATAGTCCTTGTACCATTTTTTGTTTCCTCTGTTGTACTTGCCCAAGAAGATTTAGTCTGGTCTAATATAGCGTAATATCTCGCTAATGCCTTTTGTTGTTGTGTCATTCCAGATGTAGATTTAACAATCCCATTATCTAACGCATATTGTTTAATTGTCGTATCATCTATCAAAATACCAAGTTGTTTTAAAGGGCGAATTTGCCCTGCCATACCACTACGCAACTTTTCGTAAGCATCTGTTTGTGATATGTTGTACAAAGAACTCATGTTATACGATAATTTTTCTAACTCTGTTGACATTGTATAAGCCGTATTTTCGCCAAATTTCATACTTGTAAACATTGCATTTAGATAAGCCGTTTGTTCCTTAACTGGGGTAGTATCAACTCCATATGCAGATTGTAGCATATTTGCAAACTCCTCGGCTTTAGTTGACATATTACCAAATGAAACTTGGAATAAGTTTTCAACCTCTGCCATATCACTACCAAGAGTGAATAGTGTCTTTCCTAAATTGATAATTTGTCTACCTATATAAGAAAACACGGCAAACCTAATCAAACTTTTCATGCTAGACAGTATTTTGCTAAAAGAACCTTTAATACTCGTTGTGGCGGTTGCTATCTTTGTCGCACCATTTTTAGCACTTGTAGTTATAGTATTCATAGCACTTCTAACTCCAGTCGCTTGTTGATTGGCAACAGTAGATACACCACTAAATCCTTTTGAAATTTGAGAACCCATACTACTAGCCTTTGATTGTACTTGATTTAAGGTATTTAAAATACTATTAATAGTCTGTTGAACACCAGTATCATTTGCCGTGAAATTAATACTAACTGTTCCAACTGTCATATCCATGTTATCACTTCCCTTGTTTATTAAATTTTATGCCCATTTTTTCATAAGCCAATTTTTGCTTGTGTAAAAATTCATATTTATTTTCATCATTAATGACTTCATAAACATTGCTATCCTTTTTCTTTTTAACATCTTCATCTTTAAAGAAGTCGCTATATTTTGGATATTCAATATTTCTACTTTT